ACCTTCGCGATATTTTTGCGGAGGTCGGCGGCGGAAGGCTTCTTGGCACCCTTCTGCTTTCCCTCGCGGAGCAGGCGCTGCTGCATTTCCTTCGGTCCCGGCGTGTAAGCCATCACTGATTCTCCTTATGCTGCGGTATGGTCGACCATGCATCTCTGGCGAAGCCCCACATGACCGTTGGGATGCCGTTAACGCACGGCACGAGCACCACCTGACCGGATGCTCCGCCATTAGTTGTGATTGTTGTTGCGCAAGTAAGTTCCGCCGCGCCTGTCCTGGGCATGATCCAATCGTGCTTGCGCTCGATCATGATTGGACCATCAGTCTCCGGGTTGAACATGATTTTGACGATGGGGCTGGAAAGGCGGGTCACGACGATCATCACGCAAAAGATCATCGCCCAGAGGTAAAGCGAAACCCGGATCATGAACATCATTCTACGGACTCCTCTCCGAATCGTTCCAGCGCCTGAGAGATGGTAGGCCATCGCCCGGCTACAAAGTTGGCGACCGCTATCATCAGGTTGGGCTCGTAGTGGCGGCCCTCCTGGACGCGCGGTCCGTCCTTCATCTTCTTGAGGAGGCGGCCCAGCTCGCCCAAGGTGTTGCTGCGCGGCAATTCCCGGCGCCCCCGCAGGTCGGCGCATATGGCCTTCAGCACGTCGTAGTGCATCTGCGCCGCCGAGCCCGGCGGGCGGTCCATGCGCCGCGCCTCGTCGATCTCGCGCGAGACCGCCGCGATCTTGTCCTCCAGGGAAACGACGCGCAGGCTCAAGAGGACCTCCTTGCGACCATGACGCGGGCTTGGACGCCGCTGACGTTCGGGCGGGTGATGGCAGTCGGGATGATCTTACCCATCGCCTTTAGCTCGGAGAGGCGTGGGCGCACGGCGAGCACGGTGCATACGACGGCCTCGGCCGCCTCGTCCGCGGTCAGGCCGGCGGGCCAGACGTCGGTGATCGCGACCAGGACGAGGTCCCGCAGCGTCGGCGCGCGCGAGGCCATCTTCGCGGCCGCGGCCTTGCTGGTGGTGTGCTCCTTGTAGCCGGGCCCGCCGTAGGGATCGAACGACGTCGGCGGTTTCCAGTCGAACAGATCATTCATGGCCGATCCTTTCGGAACGATTTGACGTGTTCGCCCCTCGCAATGCGATAATAGTCCTCCTTGCATTCGGCCAACGAAATGCCCTTGTCACGACAGACCCATCCGACCGTATAGGCCATCTCCCGCTGTTCTTTATAAAGATCAGAATCTCCGCATCCGGTGAGTGGTAGAACCATGATTATAAAAGCGATTTTCATGCCGCTCTCCCAGCGTTCTTCTTCAGTTGCGCCGGCGTGGTCCGCGCCATCGAGGCGACGAGATCCAGCACGGCGCGCTTGCTGTCCTCGAACTCTTGCTTCTTCATCGCCGGCATCGATTGGGAGAACGGCGTGTAGACGGTGGCGACGTTCCCGGCGACGCCGATGATGGTCGAGCGGTTCTCGCGCTTCAGCGCGTCACGCAGCTTGCGGGCGTCGTCAGCCGTATTCATCACCCATTGCTGCTTGGTGCAGAAGCCGGACTTGCAGAGGCACCAATGGCGCAGATGCTCCTCGGAATCGAACTCCTGCGCGTACTCCTCGGCCAGGTTGAGATAGCCCTCGTGCAGAGCGGCGAAGTAATGGTTGTGCGACGCCATCGACCGCTCCTGCATCGGCAGAAGCGCGTACTCCTCGTTGACCGCATACATCTCGTCGAACAGCCGCTGGAAGCGCGGGAGCGGGACCATTTGGTTGTCGACGCGGACGAACAGAATGGGGCGGGGGCGGCGGCCTTTTTTCATTTTCGCTCGCGCTCCTTCAGCATCGCGTCGGCGAGGAGGTAGGAGAGGCGAGCAGTGTTTTTGATCGCTATCTCTCCCTTACCTTCGGCGATTTGCTCCGCTAAGCCTGTCGCGTCGTGGGCCAGCATTCCCATCAGAACCTGTCCGGCGAACCAATCGCGCAGCATCATTCCGCGCTGGCCCGAATAGGCGTCATTCGGGAATGCGAACATCTTGGCCTCGTCCAGTCTTTCCTTTTCGCCCATCACTCCGCTCCCATGCTTCGCAGCTTCGCCACTAGTCGGCCGAGGTCGTGGTTAAACACTTCGATCTGGCCGTGCAGCTCCTTGATGTATGATTCATCGCGGCGAACGCGCACCGTGAAGTTCGGCATTTTGGTAAAGAACAATTTAAAATCCCACCAGTCCCGCTCGAAGACCAGCATGTTGCCTTGGACCTGCGCGCGGTGCTCGGCCTGCATCGTGGCTCCGCGCTCGAGCAGCGGGATCATCTTGTCTGGGCGCATCGTCTTGGTCTCCAAGCCGCCGTCAAACCCGACGAGGCCGTCCGGGCTGGCGCAGCACCGCTTCAGGCCGGAGAAGTTGATGCCGAGCCCGACGCGCTTCACCTCCACGAGGTGGCGCCGCTCGTAGTCCGCGATCGCCTCCGGCTCCATCTCCTTGCCGCGCTCCATCGCGCGGGACTTGAATGTCTCCTCCGCCGGCAGGCCGGTGATGACCTCACCGGCGAGGCGCCGGAGATACTCGGCCCGGGTGATCGAATCCCCGCCGTCCTTTCCGGACGCCAGGATCTTCGCGAAGTTGGACGCGCTCGGGATGCCCAGGCGCGCATCGAACCATTCCGGCGATCCCTGAGCCACGTCGAGGATGACGAGCTGGGATTTCGGCTCGGGTTTCTTGGCAATTGCGTTCCTAGCCATGTTTCGCCTTTGCCTGCTGGTTCGCGTGGTAGTCCTTGCAGGACTTCTCAGCGGAGCCGAACATCTCGGCCGGAAGATCGGAGACCTTCTTGATCCCGTAATGAGAACAGAACGTCGCGACGCTGACTCCGCACCACTCGATCCACTCGCGGACCTTGATTGCCTGATCGTCGCTGACCTTTTCGACCTCGGCCGGGACCTCCGCGAAGCCTTCCTTGGCCTGCTTGAAGTTGCCTTTGTGCCCGTCGGTATCGGCGTCGACCGTGGCGTGGCTGACGAGGTTGAGCAGCGCGATCGCGCAGTAGCGCTTGCCGTAGGACTGCGACGAGCCCCATCCCTGCACGTTGTTCTTCGAGCCGGACGTTTCGGCCGGCAGGGGGAACGCCGTCGTGCGCTCGTGGCCGTATCCGGTCAGGAAGCCGCGGACGAGGATTCGGCCGTCGGCGAACGGCTCGGTGGCGAATGACAGGCCGAAGTGGTGCTTGGTGAGCAGCGGCTGGATCGTCGTCATGATGTTCGGGAAAGTGCTGTAGGGCGTGGCCTGCTGCACCCTGCCGACGCGCTCGCCGCCGACCTTCTCCCTGATCTCGATCTTGCCGTCTTGGCGGATCGAGACGCGCGACAGATCGGCCTGTAGCGCGACGAAGGCAGCATCGAAGTCCATCTTGCGCTGGTCCGAGATCATCTCCTTCTGCATGTTCCAAGCCATCTGCGCGACCTCGGGGCGCGTATTAGGATTGGTGCTGATCTCGGCGATGACCTGCAGCGTGCTCTTGATCTCCTTCGGCGCCTGCGGCTGCGCGACGGCGACCGCGGTGGACTTCTTTTCGCGCTTCGGCTTCGACGTCGCCTGCGCGACGATCTTGGCCTTATGTCCCGGCTTTGGGCCAGTGACGGTATCGCCGACCTTGATCGATCCCTTCGTCGGCGTGACGTCCTTCATCGGCAATTCGGGTTGCTGCACGGCGGCTCCTTTGGTTGATCGACTCATGGGGCAAATTTACTCCGAAACGTCGACCATCGGGTAGCCCGATTTGGGCGACCGGGTGAATTTAGCGGGGATAGATCGGGCGGCATTGGGAGCCTGATCGGCAGCCATGCCGGCCGGAGCGGGCGGGGTCCAATCGGTGCCGAGCTGGTCGATGTAGTTCGCCAGCGCGACGTTCTGCTTTTTCGGGATGTAGCCGACCTTGATGCCGTCGGCGTAGACCGCGACGGCGTTCGAATCGACCGGGTTGGTGGGCTCTCGCGCCAGCGTGACGACAGCCCCAGGCTTCAGCCCTCCGACGACTTCCTCGGACTTGAGCCAGTTCATGCCGACGATCGAATAGGTTTTCATTTGTACATCTCCGGATGTTCTCGCATGAAATAAATTTCGTCCTCGATGCACTGCTGGATTTCGAGGGCGAGTGAGTGGGCCCATTTTTCCGTGTTCAATTCGGGCTCATCGGCTAGAAACGCCTTGGCTAGATCAAAGCATTTCGGATCATATGATGTGACGATGGCCATTACTTTTCCCCCCTCTCTTTCTCAGCCTTTTTGATCCGCGCTTCCGCGCATCGCTTGCATGACGGGCCATAGGATTCGTTCTGTGGCCCTCGTAATGTTCCGGTCGCAGGTTTGCCGCAGCGGCAGGTCCCGAGCGCTTCGAACCACCGAACCTGATCTGCCATCAGCGCACCGTCGACTTCGGGCGCCGGCCGATCCGGGCACCGGTCATCGGCTCGCGCCAGTCGGTGGAGCGCGCCCATGCGTTGAGGGCTTTCTGCTTGGCGTCGAACGGGACGAACATCCAGAGCTTCTCCTTGTCGAGCAGTTCGGCCTTCTCGATCTCGGCGTAGGTCTCCTGCTGCATGGTCGAGAGCGTGCCGGCCGACGTCCGGGTCCGCATGATATCAGCGGGCCGGGACAGGGTATCCACATGCGCCTGTTCGGCGGCGGCCTCTGCCACCTTGGCCTCGACGGTGGCCGCGCCGGCGGCCTGTTCAGCCTGCTGGGCGGCCTGTTCCTTGACTGCGGCCGTCTCTGGCTTCCGGGCACGCTCGGCGGCCAGCCGGGCCTCCTCGGCAGCCGCGGCGAGACGAGCCTCCTCCGCCCGCTTCGCCGCAGCCACGCGCTCCGCCGCTTCTGCCTCTAGCCGGCGGCGCTCCTGCTCTTCGGCCAGGATTCGCGTGTCGTATTCGGTCAGCATCTTGCCGAGGGAATCGCCGATGCCGTCGCGGTTCTTGCGATCCCGCTTGGTCAGGCGGTCGATGAGGCCGAAGAAGAACTGGTCGACGCCCTGGCCGCGGCGATAGTGCGGCTGCTTCTCCAGCTCCCGCAGGCCATCGGCCCGCTTAGAGACGTCGCGAATCCGCTTGATCAGGTTGACGACGACGCCCTTCTCCTCAGGGTTCGTGATCCCGGTGACGTCAGCCGCTTCGGCCTCCAGCGTTTCGGCGGTGCGGGCCAGTTCGGCGTAGTCGCGCTGGAGTCGTTCCGACTCCTCCTTCGCATAGTCGATCGCGTCCGGGGTGTTCGAGCCGATCACGGCCCGGGCATTGTCGCTCATTGACATTTCGGCGGTTCCTTCTGTTGAGGCGCACATTGATGGTTGCGGCGCGCGAGCGCGTTGGTAGAGATGACCTTGCCGCAGCGTGGGCAGCGGCACTGGTAAGGACCATGGGGCCGGAAGCCTTGCTTGATCCATTCGGGGACGGTCTTCGTCATCGGGCTGTCTCCCATTCTTCCCGATAAATCCTGATGGCTTCTTCGATCTGCTCTTTCGTGTGCCAACCGCGCTGCAAGTTGTCTTGCATCAAGGCCGCGAACTGGTCCGGAGTCCCATAGATGCGCTCCATTTCGGAGCGATTCTCGTCGAATCGACGGTTCGTCACAGCGCGACCCCTATGATGAAACCGATGTAGATCGCCCCGATCACGAGGACGATGGCTTCGGCGCGGTCGAGGGAAAGCCAGAGGGAGAGGCGGTTCATTTGCTGCCTCCCTTCGATCGATCCGCCGAAAGCCGTCGAATAGAGCGGACCCGGAACAAGCCGGGATCGCTTTCCTCGCGTTGAGTCGTATAGAACTCGCCGTAAATCGTGTCGCGAATCTCGCGCAAGGCGAAGGCCCGAGTGCATTTCTTGTCGAAGCGCACGGTGATCTGGAACGTGTGGGTTCGCGGTTTCATGATCACCACCCGACTAGACCGACGCCCTCGGCGGCGACGGCGAGGAGGAGCACGACCGTGGCGAGGACCACGCAAAACGAAACGACCGCCCCGAGGGGAAACCCCGGCGCGGCGGACAAAGCAGGATGTGGCTGGAAGCTCATTTTCGACCGCCCTTTTGGTTTGAAAGGTTACGACGCCCGGTCAATGTGGGGCAAATTTTCCACAATGTAAAGCGCAAAAGTCGAGATTTTGCCTTGTGACGCGATTTTTTTTAGTTTATGGGGATAGCCCATGTCAGAACAAATTATGCGCCAGAATCTGCTGGTAATCGCCCAGACCTTCGCCACGGCCAAGGGATGGGCGCTGGCGACCGTGAGCAAGCAAATCCACGGAAACCAAGCGTTCCTAGAGCGTTACCTGGCCGGCGAGATATCGACCACGATCAAGACATACTTCGTGATGGTCGATCGGCTCCGGGAAGCCTGGCCCCCGGGAACCAAGTGGCCGGCGACCTTGGACGTCCCGAGACCGAAAAGGGTGGAGTACAGGCGGCCAGCGAATCCGACGCCCCGGGGAGCCGGGGGCAGGTTCCTGGGGAAAAAAGTAGATGAAAAGGTTCGCAGCGCCTAGCGGGTGATTCGCGAATCTGAAAGGATCGCGGATCATGCAAAAGAACCTGAAAGACGCCGAGGTCCTCTGGATCCGCATCCCTCTCGACGGGGAGACCGCCGAACGGTTGCAGAACCTGTCCGACATCTGCCAATCGGACGCGAGCCGGGTCGCCGCGTCCCTACTGCATGATATTTTGAAGGACGATGACGACGCCCATGCCCTGCTGGAGGCACCCGCCGCCAGCGCCACGATCAACTGACCACCCAACCAGGAGACGAAGATGGCCATTTCCGGCGGCAAGACCGAAGCGACGACCCTGATCTTCCCGAAGAAGTCGATCTGGGAAGACCTCGCCAAGACCAAGCGCGAGACCAAAAAACGGATGCAGTCGCAATCCGGCATCTACGGCAGCGCGGTGAAGGAGGCCGTCGAGAAGGAGCACGTCGACCGCAAGGCCCTGTCGATCGTGCTGAAGCTGGACGCGATGGACGACGACGACCTGCACGTGACGATGTTCCACGTCATCGACGGGTTGAAGAAGCTGGGCATCCTCAAGCGCGCGATGGCGCAGGAGGAGATGTTCGACGAGGATCGGATCGACGACGAAGCGCTGGACAAGGTGAAGAAGCCTCGCAAGGCCGGGGAGAAGAACGGCGCAGGCAAGGGCCGGAAGGCGGCGGCCGGCCTCGAGCAGATCGGCACCGCGGCCCGCTCCGTCGCAGAGACGGCGGGAGACGAGATCAAGCACTAAAGCCCCCGCGGTGCTTGACCAACTCGCCCTCCCGACGTTGGGGCCGGCCGCCTTGGTGGTCGGCCCCGTTTTCGTTTGCTTCGAGATTCGGGGCGAACCACAGGGAAAGGGACGGCACCGCTCTCGGATTGGATACAAAGATGGCAAGCCCTTTGTGATGCAATATCCAGATCCAGAAACCGCCGCATATGAGGCGGTAATCGGTGAAGTGGCAGCGCTATTCATGCGCGGAAAGCAGCCTACCGACAAGCCGGTAGCGCTCCTTGTTCATGTTTTCAAATCCATCCCTAAAAGCTGGTCCGAGCGAGATCGCCAAGCGGCGCTTGCTGGTGCCATTCGTCCCGATGGACATATCGGAGACTGGGACAACTTCGGCAAAGCCTGTTCGGATGCCATGAACAAAATCGTCTATCTGGACGATTGCCAGGTCATCGATGGACGATGCCTGAAGTTCTACAGCGACCGCCCGGCCATACGTATAGAAGTCCGGCAGTTCGTAAGCCCCAACTAATAGCGGCTCGGGATATCGGGGACAAATTTCCCCCGTGAAGTGGACTGCCAGCCGGGACCCGGCTATGGATCGCCTACTGTGGGGAATCAAATCAGCATGAGCGAGCCGAACGGGGAAACCCCATTACTCTCTTTGCAAGGCACGACATTCCTCGACGGGCGCGTGACTCAATACGTCGGCGACGTTCGGGCGGTTCTCAAATCTCTTCCGGCAGATCATTTCGATTGCGTGGTGACCAGTCCGCCCTATTGGGGCTTGCGCGACTACGGCACGGGACGATGGGAAGGCGGCGATCCCGATTGTGAGCACCGCTCCCCGACTATGCGCGAAGGGCGCAACGAAGATCGGACTAAGCTAGATGGCAGCGCCGCGACCAATAGCGCTCAGAACATTTTGGCCCACAACTCGAGCTGCGGCAAATGCGGAGCCATCAAGATTGATGAGCAGATTGGGCTAGAGAGCACGCTCGGCGAACATCTCGCCGTGATGGTCGATACTTTCGAGGAAGTTCGCCGCGTGCTCAAGCCGACGGGAACGCTGTGGCTCAATTACGGGGACTGCTATGCGACCGCGCCGAATGGGCGCAGTGCCGCTGATACGAAGGCCAAGGGCAATGATGACCGGACATTTCGAGACAAGCCGTTTTCGACGGTTGGTGCGATTTACGATCCTACAGGCGGAATCAAAGGTGGTGGTTATCGAGGAGACAATAAGGGCAATCCAAGATCGCCCGGCGGGCGCGTAGTCGCTGGCGCAGTTCTGAAAGCCAAAGACCTCTGCATGGTCCCGAATCGTCTCGCCATCGCACTCCAGGAAGCAGGCTGGTGGGTCCGCTCAGAAATCATCTGGCACAAGCCTAACCCGATGCCAGAGAGCATCAAGGATAGGCCAGGCACGTCGCATGAAAAAGTTTGGCTGCTTTCGAAGCGCGAGCGGTATTTTTATGACGCGGATGCGGTCGCTGAGCCGCTGGCCTCATCTTCGGTTTGGCGATTGGCGCAAGATATTGAGTCGCAAACTGGATCATTCCGAGCCAATGGCGGCCTGAAAACCAATGGTACCATGAAAGCGGTTGGTGGAGCAAAACCACATAGCAAAGAGTACGGTAGGAAGATCATCGACAATGACTCTGATTTAGCTGCTGACGGCACTTCAGGTGCCGGGTTCGCCCCGCGTGACGCTGGCCGTAATCTCCGTAACGTCTGGACCATCCCAACCGCCGCATTCTCAGAGGCCCATTTCGCCACATTCCCGCCGGGACTGGTTGATCGTTGCATCAAAGCTGGATCGCCAGCTGGCGGATCGATCTTGGATCCATTTGGCGGTAGCGGCACGACCGGCCTTGTAGCGGCCAGACTTGGCCGTACAGCGACTTTGATCGATCTCAACCCAGAATACGCCATCCTGGCCCGTGCGCGCATAGAAGCGGACTTTATGGGCCGGGACGAGGGCGCGCGCCACATGGTCAAGCAACTCGGAAAGGCTGTCGACCCAGGCCCACTTTTCGGCGGGCCAATTTCATCGGAGGGGATTTGATATGAGATCAGATGTCGGTTTGAAAACCATGGCTGAATTGCTTGACGCTCGCATTTTCCTACGGCTTTGCCAACGGTGGTTGTGGATCGCGCGCGCGACCGGTCAGCCGGGATACATCACGATCGTTCTTGAACGTGAGGTTTGCTGGGCATTGGACCGCCTCTGGGAGGCCCAGCAACGTGCCGCGTGACCTGAGACAGCATGAAGGCCAGAAACGCGCCAAGGCCCGCAGAGACCACGCGCTGGCGCGCCGGGAGTTCGCCTACCCGTCCGTGCCCCGGTCGGCCGCGGCAGGCCCCACGTCGCCCGCTGTGAAGATCGTGGACCCGGAGAGCGCGGCGGCGATCGCGGCGTTCATGAACAAGAGGGTTACGACTTGAGCGA